ATAAAGGTGATCAGAAATGGGTAGAATTAAGAGGTAAGAGTGGATTTGAAACAAAATATGATCCAAAAGATCCTTTACATAAAGCAATTACAGCATTAGGCAAATCGGCAAGTATATCAGATTTTATGAACGGTAGTGAAGTAAGTATTAATCCAAATCATCCTGATGGTAAAAAAGCATTGGCAGTAATAAAGAAGTTGATGAAATGATAAGTTTTAAGCAAACTATAACTGAACAAAAAAATACACACATGACTCATATCGAAGATAGGGTAATCTATGGTGGAGTAAAAGGCACACGTGAAGCAATCTTTGCTCTTAGAGATTTAAGAGATATGCTTGGTGGAACCAAGAAAGGAAATGTAAGTGTTAAATGGGATGGCGCTCCTGCTGTTTTCGCTGGTATTGATCCGAGTGATAATAAATTTTTCGTTGCCAAAAAAGGCATATTCAACAAAAACCCTAAGGTCTATAAATCTACAGCTGACGTCGATGCTGATACTTCTGGTGATCTTGCTGATAAGCTCAAAGACGCACTTAAATATCTGCCTTCACTTGGAATCAAAGGTGTTGTCCAAGGAGATTTTTTATTCAGCAACAACGATTTGTCCAGTCAAACTATAGATGGAAAAAAGTATGTCACTTTTCACCCTAATACAATTATTTATGCGGTCCCAGAAGGAACTGCAGCAGCCAAAGAAATCAGATCGGCAAAAATTGGAATCGTCTGGCATACTACATACACTGGCTCGTCTTTTGAAACGATGAAAGCAAGCTATGGTGTAGATATATCAAAGTTTAAAAAATCAAAATCTGTCTGGTCTCAAGATGCAATGTTAAGAGATATGACTAAAGTAACAATGTCAAAAAAGGATACGGAGGAAGTAAATGAACGTCTTTCGGAGATTGGGAAACTCTTTAACCAAATATCTAGTAGCACCCTTAAAGAAATTGAGTCCAACGACGAACTTTCGCAGACAATCGAAACCTATAACAACTCCTTTGTCAGGAAAGGCGAAATTATTAAAGACACTCGAAGACATGCCGACGGGCTCATTAAGTGGATCAAAGACAAATACGAAAAAGAAATCCTCAAACGCAAGTCAGAACGCGGTAAAGATGCGCAAGTTAAAAAGAGAGAGGAAATCTTAAAATTTTTCTCGGCATCTAATAAACAAAACTTAATAAAGGTCTTTGAATTACAGAAACTAATTGTTTTAGTAAAATTAAAACTTATAAATATACTTAATAATATTAAAAAGATCGATACATTTGTACAGACTACAAAGGGATTTAAGACGACAGGTCACGAAGGTTATGTAGCAATTGATAGACTTGGTGGTGATGCGGTAAAGATTGTTGATAGAATGGAATTTTCATACAACAACTTTTCGCCAAATATTTTAAAGGGATGGGATAAACCAGGAAGAAACTGATGTTAAAATTTAAAGATTTAATTACTGTAGATTACGCTCCCGGTGAGCCTGACGAAATAAAATATAGAAGACATAGAAAAAGAAGGGCAATGGATGAAACTCCAGATGAAGCTCTGTCTATGGCACAAAGGTTAAAGAAAGCACGGGATTTTAAAAGAAATCGCGCTAAGATTGCGCTTGGCAAAAAGAGAGCTGCTCGGCGTGTAGCGAGTAAAGAGGTTCTTCAAAAAAGAGCAAGAAGAGCTGCCCGTAATAAAATCTTACTTAAAATAACAAAAGATATTCCGCGTGGAGAATTAACTATAGCACGCAAGGCTGAAATTGAGAAAAGACTTGATAAGCCTGAAATGAAAACACGTATTGATCGTTTGGCTAAGAAAATGTTTCCACTCATTCGTAAAGCAGAAATGCAAAGAAAAAGAGGCGGATCTTCTGAATGATTAATTCATTTTCCCAGTTTTTAGTAGAAGAAGAAAAGGTTGCTTATTTTGCCTTTGGTAGAATGAATCCGCCTACTATTGGTCATGGAAAACTTATGGATAAGTTGTTCTCTAATGCTGGTCGCAATCCTTATTTTCTTTATCTATCTCAATCTAATGATAAAAAAGATAATCCTTTAGAATATACTAGCAAGGTTAAGTATATTCGTAAAATGTTTCCAAAACACGCCAGACAAGTTCTTGTTAATAAAAAAGTGAAAACACCATTTGATGCTTTAACTGACTTATATGATCGTGGTTATAGAAAAATTGTTATGGTTGCTGGTTCAGATCGCTTAGATGAATATAAGGTGAGACTGAATAATTATAATGGTAAAAAAGGAAAACATGGATTTTATAATTTCCCAGATGGAATTCAAATAGTATCAGCAGGACAAAGAGACCCTGATGCCAAAGGTGCTGAAGGTGCTTCTGGTACCAAGCAAAGAGGTTATGCTTCAGATAATAACTTTACTTCGTTTTCTCAAGGTTTACCTGATAAAATGTCTAATACTGACGCAAAGAAACTTTTTAATGATATTAGAAAAGGTATGGGATTAAAAGAAGAAACAGAATTTAGAAATTCTATTCAACTAGAACCTATTTCTGATATAAGAGAAAAGTATATAAATGGTGAACTTTTTAATGAAGGCGATATGGTTGAGGTTAAAGAGTCAGGTGAAAAAGGCATTGTAATTTATAAAGGGTCCAATTATCTTATAGTTGAAAAAGAAGACGGCTCTGCAATGAGAAAATGGTTAGACTCTGTTAAAATGTATCAAGCTAAAAGTAAAGATTCTATGTATAATGATAGACCAGATTGGGGAACTGATGCTTCTAATAAAAAAGCCAGATCTATGACTCCAGGGCAGACTTCTGAAAAAACTACACAACCACAAGACTCAGATATTAAAGATAGACCAGGTACTCAACCAAAAGGTTATTATGCCGGCATTAAAACAAAATCCACTAAACTTGCAAGAGCAAGACATTTTGCTAAACACGGTAAAAAAGCAGATGATGATAGAAGTGCTTATAAACCAGCTCCAGGTGATGCTACAGCAAAAACAAAACCGAGTAAACACACTTTAAAGTTTAAACAAATGTATGGCGAAGATGCAATTAAAATTGCACAAGCTAAGATTGATAGAGAAAAAGAAACTGATAAACTTAAGCATGATAGAATGTTAGATCGCGCTAGATTAGCAAGAGCAAGAGCAAAGAATAGGGCAACAGAATGATTAAATTTAAAGCTTATATAAACGAAGACGCAACAGCAGGTCTTAAGAAAAAGGCAGAAAAATCTGGTATGCCTCTTGGTATACTAAGACAGGTTTATAATCGTGGAGTTGCTGCTTGGAAAACTGGACATAGACCTGGCACTACTCCGGAACAGTGGGGTTTTGCAAGAGTTAATTCATTTGTAACTAAATCATCAGGAACATGGGGCAAGGCAGACAAGGATCTGGCTGCAAAAGTAAGAGGGTCAAAATGAAATCTATAGAAGAAAAATTAGCAGCAAATCAATTAGATAGACTGGCTAAACATTGGTCTGGTATGAAAGGTAAGAGAATCCAACCTACGGATGCTATTAAACTTTCCACTATGGTAGCAAAATTTGGTAAAGATGAGTTAGAGCAACTAGCTGCTAAAGATATACCTTTCCTTTCTATGGCTGCTATAAACAATCTTATGATTAAACATGATTATAATGCAGCTAAAATAAAAAGTCTTATGAAAGAAGATACCGAACTTCTTTATGATCTTCATATGTTTGAAGATGTTGATGCAGGAGAGTATGACTATGAGGGCGATATGGCTAAGACCCAGCTTGTCACTATCTCAGACGCTGCTGAAGAACTGCACGATATGCTAGAAGACGATGAGAATATGCCTGAGTGGTGCCAAAATAAAATTACTAAGGCAATGGACTATCTTGATTCTGTAAGAGACTATATGCTTGCAAAAGATACTGGAGAAGAACCTGGTAATGAGAATCCAAATGAATCGGTAAAACTTGATGAAGTGGCAACTCCAGCAATGAAAAAAGCTGGTAATGAGCTTAGTTCTTATGCAAAGAAAAGTGGTGGCATAGATAAGGCTGACTTCATGAAAGCAGCAGATATGCTATCATCAGGTAAAGCTGGAATGCCTTTTATTAAATTCGTAAACGGTCAAGATACTGAAGTATTTGAAAAGATTATTACAGTTATGTCAAAGCATATGGGTAGGCAGACCGTTGAGAAAATGTTTAAAGTTAGAGTCCGTGAAGAAGTTGAACTAGACGAAAAGTTTGAACCAAAAACTGCTGGTATGAAAATTGCACATAAGAAACCACATCCTGCTGGAGGTCATTATGTTGTACTATCCAAACCAGGAGCAGGTCAACATGTTATTAGACATTTGAATAAAGGTAAGGTTAAAACTCTTGGTACTGTAGCATCTCTTGGTCTTGCAAAATCTTACATTGATGCAAAGGTTAAAGGAAAAGATCCAAAAGATTTAATTAAAAAAGAAGATGTAAATGAGTTAAATAAAGACACTTTACAAAAATATCATAAGAAAACTCAAGACTATATGAAAACCGCTCTGAAAAAAGATGATCCTAAAATGCTTAAGAAGTATGGAAAAAGACTTACTGGATCAGGTAGAGCAAATGATAGATTAAAGAAAATGGGTGAAGGCGCAATGAAACGAATTGCAACAACACAAAGTAATAAAGCTGAACGCATTGGTTCGGGTGGAAGCCAAGGTCTTAATACATTTAAAAAGAAACCACAAAATGAAAAGCTTGAAGTGGCAGATGGTATGGGTGCATGGATAGATGATTTTAAACAATCTGATGCTCCACAGTTTAAAGGTAAGAATGCAAAAGAACGTAGAGATATGGCTATAGCAGCATATCTTGATGCAAAAAAAGACAGTGAATAATATAGAAATTTTGGAGATTATTGATGCCAAGTAAAGCATTTAAATTAGCAGAGGCCATGGTTAGCAATCCTGTAATGAGTGATATTGTTACAAATACTGCTGTAGTACCCGCGTCAATAACAAATCAAATTGAAATAGTTACAGATCAAGGTGTGGCTACAGCTTCAGACCTACCAAATGTAGGAAATACTGCAGGCGAAATGGCCTTTGTAGAAGAAACTAGTAGGCTTTATATATGGAATGGATCCGGCTGGTATAATATAGCACTTATTAATACTACTCCTACATGGGATTCTGGTGGGCAACCGGAAGGTTCGTATGTATTAGATGCAGATAGCCCACAAGATGCAACAGTTATTACTCTTGCTGCATCAGACCCAGAAGGTATTCCCATTTCTTACAGTTATGTTACTGGTGGTCAAATGGATTCTATTGGCACAATTAGTCAAGACTCCAACGTATTTACAATTACCCCTAAAAATGAAACACAGGCGCCTGATGGAGGCACTGGAACTATTACATTCAGAGCAAGTGATGGCATTAGTATTCTACCGCAAGTATCTAGTTTTACTTTAACATTTCCTGTAGAGTGGTCATCAATTACGCAACAAGCTCAAATACAAGCCTCTGATGCTGATGGTTATGATGATTTCGGTAATGCTATATCTATTACCCCTGATGGAAGTACAGCAATAGTAGGTGCTCATCGCAATGATACTGGAGGAACTAATAATGGTGCTGCTTATATTTTCACCCTTTCTGGTTCAACTTGGTCACAACAAGCTCAAATACAAGCCTCTGATGTTGAAAGCATGGATAGCTTTGGATATAGTGTGGATATTTCAGAAGATGGAGACACAGTAATAGTAGGCTCATGGACTGAAGATACTACAGCTTCTGATGCTGGCTCAGCATACATTTTCACTAGATCAGGCACGACTTGGTCACAACAAGCTAAAATACAGCACTCCGGCGCCGCCCTATATGATAATTTTGGTAATGCTGTATCTATCACTAATGACGGAAATATGGTTATTGTTGGAGCTCGAGGAGAAGCTTCCGTCAGCGGCGGCTGGGGAGACGCCGGCGCTGCATACATTTTCACTAGATCAGGCACGACTTGGTCACAACAAGCTCGAATAGAAGCTTCTAACCCGTCAAGTTCAGACGAATTCGGCTGGGGCGTGTCTATTTCTAAATCTAATGGAGATACAGCTATTGTTGGTTCTCCTAAAGAGGACACTGGTAGTAGTAATGCAGGTTCTGCATACATCTATACAAGATCAGGTACTAGTTGGTCTCAGCAAGCTCAAATACAAGCATCTGATCGAGGATCTAATGATAATTTTGGTAATGCTGTATCTATCTCCGATGATGGAAATACAGCTATTGTTGGATCACCCTATGAAGACTCAGGAGCAATAAATACCGGAGCAGCATATATCTTTACCAGATCAGGTACGACTTGGACACAGCAGGCTAAAATACAAGCATCTGATCTTCCTGGCGGTGGCCAATTTGGCATAAGTGTGGACATTTTAGGTGATGGTGATACAGTAGCAGTAGGAGCACAAAATGCAAATAACGGTGCTGGTTATGCCTATATTTTTACCCGTTCTGGTACAAGTTGGTCACAACAAGTTAAAATACAAGCATCTAATGCAGGGCCATCAGACCAGTTCGGGTGTTCTATAGCTATTAGTGAGTCATCTGTTGTAGTAGGCGCATATTCGGAAGATACTACTGCGGATGCATCTGGCTCTGCATATATTTTTAGTTAATTAGTATGTCAGTAATAGCAACTACTAGAAGGTTAAAATTGTGAGTAATACTATAAATATTAAGTCATTAGTTAACACAAATATGAAAGTTAGGGTTCTATAATGAAACAGTTTAAAACACACAGAGAACAAGAGATTGATAATATTTGTGAAGAATGTAATCTATATGAAGATTTAGAAATTACCGAAGCTGAATATCAAGGGCGTAAGGTTAAACTTAATGACCCCTCTCGTTCAAATGATGGTAAAAAGAAATTTTATGTTTATGTAAAAAACGAAAAAGGTAATATAGTGAAAGTAGGATTTGGCGATCCGAACATGGAAATTAAAAGAGACGATCCAGCACGAAGAAAATCATTTAGAGCTAGACACGGCTGTGATAATCCTGGTCCTAAATGGAAAGCAAGATATTGGAGTTGCTACCAATGGAGAGCCGGCGCTAAGGTAGACAATTAAGGAATATTAAATGAGTAAGGCCAGTTTATTTTCTAAGCTTGCATCAGGCAATGGAAATTTAATACCAGATTCAGATGAACATCGCGATCTAGGATCAGCGGATAATAAGTGGAAGGATCTATATCTTTCTGGTAGCACACTTATTCTTGGTAATGTCACACTTAAGGATTCAGGTGGTGTCCCTAGTTTTGAAAATCTAGGTGGAAATAAAGTAAAACTTGATATGTCAGCTATGACTACAGCTGATTTAGCAGAACACAATACTGCTAGATATTTTACAGAAACTAGAACAAGATCGTCTCTCAGTCTTTCAACTGGGGTAGCAAATTATGATTCTGCAACCGGTGGATTTACCATACCTACCACAACAGATCATGTAACAGAAGGCGCTAATCTTTATTATACAGATGCCCGAGCCGATACTAGAGCACAATTAAAAATAGATGCATTAGTTAATGCAGCGCCATCACAGCTTGATACTTTAGACGAATTAGCTGCTGCTCTTGGTGACGATTCTAATTTTGCTGGAACGGTATCTGCTTCAATCGGCGCTAATACTACACTAATTAATACTAAACTTAATACGGTTACAGATGTTGCAGTTACAGTCGCCGGTGGAAAATTTGTCTTAGATGGGCAGTCACAGGCTACTTTACATCTACAGCCAGGTAGAACTTACAAGTTCGATCAGTCTAATTCATCTAATAGTTCTCATCCATTAAGATTTTCTACGACTGATGATGGAACACATAATAGTGGTTCTCAGTATACATCAGGAGTTACTGTTTCAGGAACGCCGGGGTTTGCCGGTGCTTATGTACAGATAGTTGTTACTTTTGGAACACCAGCACTATTCTATTACTGCGCTAATCATTCGGGAATGGGCTCGGGTTCAGTTGCAGCTACCTCAAATATTTGGTCTAATATATCTGGTACTCCTACTACAATAGCTGGTTATGGTATTACAGATGCATTTGATGGAGCATACGGATCTTTAACTGGAACTCCTTCAACATTTACTCCATCAGCTCATAACCAAGCCTGGTCAACAATTACAGGGACTCCTACAACTATTTCTGGTTACGGCATCTCTGATGCATTTGACGGAGCATTCGGGTCTTTATCTGGTACTCCAACAACCATTTCTGGATATGGTATTACAGATGCTCAAGCTACACTGGTTTCCGGAACTAATATTAAAACAGTAAATGGAACCACTCTACTCGGATCCGGTAATATCACAATATCTGGTGGATCTGGTAGTGGAACAGATTCGGCTACAGTTTCTTCTATTATATTAGCAGATGTCGACTCAGCATATGTTCAAGCTAGACAATCTGGAGGTAGTGGTGGAATATCTCTAACAGACCTATCTGTTACTACAGCATCTGCTTCAGGCGGAGGTGCTTTATCATATAATAGTTCAACTGGTGTATTTACATTTGCACCCTCCACAAATTCTGGTGGCGGCGGCTCAGGTACAGTAGACTCAGCTCAAACTATATCTCTTATTACAAATACTGTTGATTCAGATTATATTATAACACGCTCGACAAGTGGAATATCTATGTCTGGTGGAGTCAATACTTATGTTTATATTGCGGATTCTGGTCAAACAACATTTAGTGGTTCAGATAACAATTCTAATACTTTAAGTTTTACTTCAAATAACCTAGCTGGTTATTTAAATGGTGTTCTTCTTATAGGCGGAGATGATTATACTCTATCAAACGGTAATACATTTACTCTTTCATTTGCTGCTGATTCTGCAGATGAAATTTCTATTGTGGCGTTTGATCCAGCAAGTAGTGAAAATATATCAACTTATTTTGATTCTGATTATATTACTGATAGAATAAGATATACATTTCCTGCAAGAGGTAGTATAACAAATTATTTTTATACTGCAGACTCTGGCCAGACAGTGTTTACAGGTGCGGACGATAATGGTGCTTCATTAGTTATTGATCAAGATAATTCTAACATTATAGTATCTGTTAATGGTGTTCTTATCATAAATGGAACAGATTATACTACAACTGCATCTTCAAATACTCTTACTCTTATTGATTCCGCTTCAGCTGGCGATCAAATAGCAATTAATACATTCTCAAATCTATATCGTTCTCCCGGTATAGATTCACAGGATATGTTAGATATTGTTGATTCAGCTTATATTAATCAAAGAATAAGTGAAATATTTGTTTCAACCGATATTGTTGACTCAGCTTATATTAATCAAAGAATAAGTGAAATATATCCGGGTGATAGATCAATAGATACATTTAGATATGTGTCAACAGAAGGTCAAGCAATTTATACTGGAAATGATGCAAACGGTAATACTTTAGCATTTTCTGATGGTGCTGTTCAAGTACACTTAAATGGTATTCTTCTTACTAAATCACAAGATTATACAACATCTTCTGGTAATTCAATAACACTTCTTGATTCAATTAATGCTGGAAATGAAGTATTAATTGAAAATTTTGCAAATAAATTTATTCTTAATTTAGATGATATTGTTGATTCTGCTTATGTTGCAGCTAGAATACCAGCAAGTTCTTCTAATATAGGTAAATTTAAATTTACTACATCAACACCTCAATCTGTATTTACAGGTAATGATGATAATGGTAATTCATTACAATTTGATTCTAATAATATAATAGTGTTTTTAAATGGTGTTAGTTTATTTCAGGGTGAAGATTTTACAACTTCAGGTGGAGATACTGTTACACTTTCAGCACCAGCGGATTCTAATTTTGAAATTGTAATAAATGATTTCCATAACTATTCTGCTATAGCATTATCAGTATATAGTGATACTGATGTTGAGTCTTTAGTTGATTCTGCTTATATTCAAGCAAGACAAGCATCCGTCAATTTAACTTCAGTATCACAGGATATAATACCTGATTTTGACAGTTCAAGAAGTTTAGGCACACCAACTAAAAAGTGGAAAGATTTATATCTATCAGGCGGAACTTTACACATTGGTGGTGTTCAAATTAAAGAAAATCCAAATCAACCTGGAGCCATATCAATTATTGATTCTGTAGGTCAACCAGCTCCTATTGAAGGATCTACATCATCGTCTAAAGCAATAGCATTTAATTTCTTATTCGGAGGATAACAGGATGGCAAATCCTAATATAGTTAATGTAACTACAATTACAGGTAAAACGGCAGTGCAAGCCGTCGGAACAAGTGCTACAGCTATAGTTACTAATTCTACAGCTTCTGGTAAAGTTTTAAAAGTAAATGCACTTTATATCAGTAATATTGATGGAATTAACAACGCAGAAATTACAGTAGATTTATATAGGTCTAGCACTGCTTATCACCTTGCTAAAACTGTAGTAGTTCCCGCCGATGCAACTTTAGACGTTTTAGCTAAATCTATTTATTTAGAAGAAGGTGATGCTTTAAGGCTAACTGCCAATGCCGCCTCTGATCTTGAAGCTGTATGTTCCTATGAGGAAATCAGCTAATGCGTTTAAATGCTAGTCTCTTAGGTAAAAAGGCTGAGATTAATAGGGAACAAGCCTCTGGTATTTTTGCACTCAATTCTGTGTATAATGAAATTATCGAAACTTGGCCTAACTCAAAACTTGGTTGGGCAATACAAAACGCCACTTACACCAATAAGTTTCTTGATGTGTTCAATTATGAAACAGGTATTACAGGGGTAGATATAAGCGAAGACGGGAAAAAATTATTAGCAGCTGGGATTTCAGATGACGGGTTGGATATTTTTACCCTTGTAAATCCGTTTGATGTTTCTACCGCAGTACACGATGGTTTCATAGCTAATACAGTAGGTGAAACATCTATAGAAGATTGTGCTTGGCAGACTGGGGGCAATGCTGCCTTCCTAGTTGGTAGAGGTAGAGATAGAGTAATCAAAGTACCACTTAGTACCCCCTATGATTTTTCTTCCGCAGGAACACAAACTGAAAGTGATCGGCTTTTAACTTTAGCGGATAGCTCGAATGACAGTAACCCCCAAGGATTATTTTTTAAATCTGATGGAACTAAGCTTTATACTTCTAATTCCACTAACTCTAAGGTGTGCGAATATAATTTAACTGGATCTCCTTGGGATATATCTCCAGGAAATGTTTCATTTGTGACGGCCTTTAGTACGGCAACACAAACAACTACTCCAAACGGTATTTACTTCGGAGATAGTGGGTCAAAATTATTTGTAATTAGCAACACTAATCAAACAATCTATGAGTATAATTGCAGCACTGCTTATAGCCTTTCTTCAAGTTCAGTATCTTATAACAATGTTTCTTACACTATTGCTGCTTCTCTTAGTAATAAATCTCCTACTGTAAACACAAGTTTATGTTTTTCATTTTCGGGTAAGACAATGTACGTCACATCCAATGGAAGCGATGCAATTTATCAGTTCACCACCGAAGAAACTTAACTAATCTGAAAGTTTAATCAAATGATCAACAGCCACAA